ATTTTACGCAACTATCTAAGCCATTAATGGTTGGTGACGTGTGCCAACTTCCCACGCAATATTCAAAAACCAGATTAAATGAAATCATGGTTAATGATTATATGTTTAAAGCGCAATATCAACAAGAGCCAATTCAATATGGGGGATTTGTGTTTAAAACAGAATGGTGGAAGTATTACAAGGAATTGCCGCCGATATCATACACTCGAATATATGCCGATACAGCTCTAAAAACAAAGGAACACAATGACTATAGTGTGTTTCAATTATGGGGCAAGGGTGTTGATAATAACATGTATTTAATTGACCAGATTAGGGGTAAGTGGGAGGCTTATGACTTAGAAAAGCAAGCTATATTATTCTGGAATAAACATTACGATAGATATTCACCACGTGGATTTGGTATAGAGGATAAGGCAAGTGGTACTGGTTTAATTCAAAATTTAGTAAAGGTTCATTCATTCCCAGTTGTAGCTATACAGGTAAATAGGGATAAATATACACGCGCCATGGATATACAGCCTCAAATACAATCGGGCTTTATTCACCTGCCCGATGAATCTGATTATTTAAGCGGATATATAAATGAGTTTAGTAGCTTTTCGCCATTGATGACACATAAGCATGATGACCAAATAGATACCACAATGCACGCGATTAGTGATATGAGATTAAGTGGCAAGGTTTCAATTTTTGATGTGTTGTAATTTCAAAGGATTAATAGTAACATGAATAAAACCAATTTTAAAGGCTTGCCGTGTCAGATTTAAAAGAGATTAATAATTCCCTAACTTCGCTTGTGTCAGGTTTATATCAAGGCGGGGCGATAGGGGCATATGGCGGTTCTCAATTATCACAAACCGACACGATGTTTAAGAATAACCGTTGGTATTTAATCTCAAATTTTCGTCAATTATTATCTGAAATGTATATTGAACATGGGATTGTTCAGACATTGGTAGACCAACCCGTTGACGATGCTTTTTCACGTGGGTATACAATAAAATCAGGTGAGCTTGGCGCGGATGATATTGAAAAACTTGAGGTATATCTTGAGCGCAGTCGTTTTATTGAAACACTTAAAACAGCCTTAAAATGGTCAAGGCTATATGGTGGAGGTGCTATTTTAATAGTTGATGAAGACAAGCCCGATACGCCTTTTGATATTACAAAATTAAACGAAAAATCAAATATAGAATTAAAAGCCGTTGACCTTTGGGAATTATACCAGTTAGACGCGGGCGTTGTCTTGGATGTTTATAGTGAAGACAAACTCCCTGATGGTGGCGACTTCTTTCATTACTACGGCAAGCGTGTGCATAAATCACGCGTTTACAGGATTGAGGGCAAGGAAGCCCCGTCATTTATTCGCCCTCGCCTTCGTGGTTGGGGTTTATCCGTCATGGAAAAGGTCGTGCGCTCTCTTAATCAATATCTTAAAAACCAAGATGTTATTTTTGAATTACTGGACGAGGCCAAGGTCGATGTTTATAAAATTACTGATTTTAATTCCGCGCTTATGACGGCAGACGGTACAGCAAAGGTATCAAATAGAATACAAGCGGGGAACATGATTAAGAATTTCAATAATGCCGTGACCATGGACATAGATGACGATTACGAACAAAAACAAATTTCATTTTCTGGTCTGGCTGAAATTCTTGTGCAAATCCGCCAAGGTATTGCCGCAGATTTAAGGATGCCTGTCACGAAGTTATTTGGTATTTCAAGCGCGGGATTTAATTCTGGTGAAGATGACATTGAGAATTACAACGCTATGATTGAAAGCGAAATACGGTCAAAAGTGAAATATATAACGGTGGATTTAATTGGCTTGGCGTGTCAAAAGCTCTTCGGATTTATTCCCGAAGATTTACAGATTGAATTTAAAAGCCTTCGTATTTTATCTGCCAAAGAGGAGGAAGACGTTAAAGACCGTAAATTTAACCGTGTTCAATCTGCATTACAAATCGGTGGAATAAGCACAGATGAATACAAACAAGCGATAAACAAAGACAGCTTATTGCCTGTTGAAATAGACGAAAAAACAGAATTGAATGACCCTATTGATGGCGACTTCACAACAAAAGAAGGAGGGGCAGATGGCTCTTAAAAATTATCAAACTGAAATTGAATTAGACACGCTATATGAAACAGTAGCCTTTGGTGGTAGTGAGCAGTTAGAGCCTACTGTATTTGCAAGCGGAGGAACGGTAAGTATATACATGGCGCAAGAACAACCGACAGGAACGCCAATTATTGATGCGATGGAATTAAACGCCGCCGCCACTGACTTAAGAGGAACAAATCCTTTTAACGCCATCCCGTCATTTATGTATTTCACAGGAACAGCAACCAAGGTGATTCTATCTGGGATTAAGGTTAAAGAGGTTGTTTAGTGAAACGCCTTCCACCTATTCCATTAAGAGATAAATATTATAAATCCGTTCAAAATGAAATTGAGCGGATATTCTTTGAATTGATTTACAGGGAATTATTTAAGGTTATTGGTGAACAACCTGTAAAAAATAGCGTGGGTGATGCCCTGTATGAGGCCATAGAGAGCGGTCAAGTTTATATTGAGGGTAACGCCATAAGAGGGCAGTTTAATTCATCCATAGGGCGCATTATTCGCCAATCAGGTGGGCGTTATAATAAAAAATCAAAAACATATACGCTTATTGACCTACCAAGCGAATACAGAATGGCACAAGCGGGCGCGGAAATACGGTTTAATAATTTAAGGGCGGATATTATTCAATCCCTTGACCGTGTGAATATTGATAGCATAAACGATATTTCATCTATTCCTGATATGTATTCCGAAACGCTTATTGACATGGAACGCGACTTTAAAAAATCAGTCACGCCATTTGCTATACCTCCCCAAATCACAATCGAGCAAGCCAATATTATATCCGCAGAGTGGGGCGCGAATCTTGATTTATATGTCCGTAATTGGGCAAGTGAAAACATATTATCATTGCGTCAAACCGTTGCAACAAACGCCATGGCAGGGTATAGGGCAAGTAATCTTGAAAAGACCATTCAAGATAATTACAAGGTGTCCAAGAACAAGGCGAAGTTTTTGGCTAGGCAGGAAACAGCGTTATTGATGTCAAAGTATCACGAAACGCGATATAAAGACCTTGGGGTCACGAAATACATATGGTCAACGTCCAATGACGAACATGTGCGGCAATCACACAAGGATTTGGATAATAAGGTTATTCTATGGGATAGTCCGCCTGTAGTGGATAGAATGACAGGCCGAACAGCACACGCGGGTGAAGACTTTGGATGCCGTTGTGTTGCTATTGCGGTTATTGATTAATTCACTCTATTCAAAGGTGCGGGCGGGTTGAGTCTTTCAAAAGGCAATTGACCGTATATTTTCATTAATATCTGCACAGGCTTGGGAATCGCCCTTCCACCTGATTCGTAATATCTAATACCGCGTGTTGAAATTCCTATTAAATCGGATAATTCTTGCAGTGTGCGATTGCCGCGCAATTCTTTAAACTTTTGTGGTGTCATGAGTCCCATCCTTATTAAACCAAACCGCACAGCCTTTTTCGTGGTCTTCCGTTATAAAGTAGCCCAAGCAATCATTGAATGATATTAATCTTTCTTGAGATAACACTGAAACCATTTTAAATAATTTAGATGCATAATTATCTCTTGATAATATATATGCTATGGCGTTTTCACGAGAGGCGTAATCCTCTTTAACAACCATTGCCCAACGACACTTTCCCTCAATAGCGCGATTCATCGATGTTGTGACTGGAATATCAATGCAATCAATTTTCTTGTTTCTGTCTTCTGATAGCAATTGGATTATGTCTGGATTTAATCTGGTTATTTTCGGTTTTTTCATGTTTCGCTCCTTTGGTTTGGTATCCCTACAATACGGCGTAATTGAACAGTGTGCAACACATTTTATAATTAAGTTTACACCATTATTCAATATGTTATTATGAGGCAATGGATAACAACGAATTATTTCAATGGGGTATTGGTAAAATCATGGATGCCATAAAGTCAAGGTTTTACGGTTCAATCACGTTTAAGTTTGAGAATGGGCGCATAGTATCCACCAAAACCGAACAAATGGAAAAACCCCCTTGCGATATTAAATAATATCATATATCATGGTAAAAAATAACTATCGGAATAACCGAGGTCGTTTTGCTTAATTGCAATTCGGCCTTTTTTGTTTGGGGAATTTATGACTGAATTAAACAACGCCAAAGAATACCCAAAGTTTTATTATGCCCGTCATATGAAAGACGGCGTATGCGGTTATAATAACGAAACAATCCTTATTCAAGATGACACAATCAAATCCATGATGAAGTCATTTAATGGCAAGCCTGTTTATATCCTGCATGACGAACGGACGGATGAGGAGCGATTAGAGGACATTAAAACCGCCCCCGTGGGTTATGTCACGGAATCATTTTACAATGAAAAAGACGGTTGGTTTTGGGTTAAGTTTATGGTCATTGATGATGAAGGCCATGAAAAGATTAATAATGGTTGGTCAGTATCCAATGCTTATATTCCTAAGCGTGTTGGCAATCAAGGCACAAAACACAACGTTCCATATGACCGTGAATTTTTAGACGGTGACTTTACGCATTTG